AGAGTTTTCTTGTAATATATTTACACCCTCTGTAAAGTCTTTTAACAATTGTTTATAAGCTTGCTCTTCAACTATAAGCTCTGATATTAAAGCTTGTGCTGTAGATACAGAGAACCCTCCTCTTCTACCTATTCTATTTAGGTTTACATATGTTCTACCTCTAGTATCTGTTTTAGCTTTTTGTATTAAGGCTAACTCTCTAGGTCTATATTCTTTTAAGTACCTTTCATAGTCTATCTGAGATACTTTAGCTAAAAGCTCATCTGCTTTATCATCATCACTATTGCCATAATCTGGCACATAATACTCTGTATCTGTTAAAGCCATTTTAAGCCCCTAACTTTAAAAAATCTGACATTCGAGTTGCCCAGTTATCTTGGCCGGGATTATCTGTTCTAAAGGCATCAGCCTGATTTGTAATTACATTACCGGCTAACGCTGCTCCACCTTGCATAAGTCCTGATGCTATTATTTGATCTGCTTTAGCCGCGCTCATAGCTTCAGATGCACCTAACCGTGCTAGTAGTGCCATTGACTTGCTATTATCTGCTGCTTGTCCCACACCTACACCTAATGCTGCAGCCTGTCGTTTGTTTTGAAACTGTTTGGCTTGGCTTTGTGCGGCATTTACATTTTTTTGATAAAATTCATTTATTACGTTCGCTGCAGCGGCTGGGTCAGGTTGTTTTTGAGGCAATCGTGAGGTATCGTAAAGCTGTCTGGCCATTTCTTGCATACTATCTGCTGCAGCTCTACCTGTCATAGCCTTTTCTATTCTGGCAGAAGAAGCATCATCAAGTTCCATAAGATTTAATGGGTCATAATTCTTAGCAAAAAACTTTTTCTTCTGGAAGCCAATATCAGCATTAATTTTTTCTGCTTTAGACTGTTTTATATCTGGTTCACTCATTTCACTTCTTTCCTATAGGTTATGGTATCTATATTCCAACCTTCATTTAACAAATACTTACTAATCGCCTCTATTGGTGACTTTACTTTTAAAAATTTATAGCCTGCATTTTTAGCTACCTCATTAAAAAATGGGGTATATTTAACTACATTTTGATTTCCTTTATTTTTAGCCCAAGCTAACCAAACTAAAAATGTATTTTCATTTGTAAATGGATCTGTACTTGTTTGGCTTACAATAAAACCTTCTTTAGTAGTCCATAATACTGCATTCCCATGTAAACACTCCGCATATACATCCTCTGCTCTAAATGTAAGTTGCGGTTGTTCTGCTAATATTTCTTTAACGCCTTTTTTAACCCAATCCCACTCTAGACGTATATCACCAATTTCTGGTTTTGTAGGTTCCATAGTTTCTTCTCCTAAGACGCTTACTCTGATGCAATCCTCCATATTTAACTTGTCTTGCTATTCCAGTATCTGCAGATCTAGCTCTTTTATCTGCTTCCGCTACACCTTCTTGGAATAAAGAACCGTACACACTTGCTGCTGAATAATCAGTCCAATCTTTGTTTGGTAACCTTAATAATCTAAATATAGCACCATTTATAATAGTGTCTCTATAATCATTAATAACTTCATCATCGCAACTTCTACTAGTATGTGTAGGTTTCAGCACTACTCGTACTCGTACTGCATCCGCTTCACCTGTAGAAGGTTTAGGAACTAACCACATTACACTAGATGATTGTTTTACATAATACTCTGGTGTGTCTGTATCTGTTGTACGCCATTTTGGTAGTCGTTGTTCTACCAATTGTGGACTTAAAGGTTCTAAATCTAATCCTTTTAAAGTAACCCAAACAATTTTATGTATTGTTGTATTACTAGGTGCATCTAAATCATACTCAAAAATATCAGCTGATGTAGTAATTGGATCTAAATCTTGTTGATATACTTCAGATTTTTCACATAGTTCAATAATTGCAGACCTAATAGCATTTTCTATTAAAGTGTCGGAACACCCCGGCACCATAGGTATAATATCAGGAAGTAATGTTTCGTAATTTATAGCCATTTATGCGACTCCCTGTTGCACACTTCTTACTGTTGCTGGTGGTATAGGTTGAGTTGCTTGATCTACTGCAGCTTTTCCAACTAATGCATTAGTAAATAACCCATAGTGAGTAGATGCGCGTTGTGCGTTAGCTGCAAACTCTGACTCTTTAGTGTAAGCCATATATAAAACATAATTCATAATTGCGTTAGCAAAAATATCTGGCACAGCTAAGTTTGTTATAGCAACTTTAAGCCAATGTGAATTATCAGTATCAGTTGCTGGGTCAACACCAGTATTAGATCCTTGCTGTGATTGATACTTTACACTATCTTTTACTACAAAAGCATCTGCAGCAAATGTAGCACCATTAGTCCACGCGGTTACCCCCGAGCTTGTTGCTACAGCTTCAGGGTTAGCAGAGTAAACAATTTCAATATAAGCACTGGGATCTACGCCGGGATATACATAAAAATTACGTGGGTTACTATCATCATACATAAAATGCTTGACTACACCTGTATGAGCAGCATATCCAGTAACATTTGGGTTGTGCCAGTCAGGAGTCTGTGAATCTAGGGTTTCTCTATCGACCGCTCTAATTGCTCTACCACCAGTAGCATCTGTAGCAGCAGAAGACATGTTTCTAATTACATTTAGGAGTCGATTTCCGTTTGCGGGGATAGTTTGCTTTGTGCCTGCAACAAGGGCAATGGATTCATTTTTTGCTGTGGCATCGGGTTTTATTAAAGAGACTTCACGCTGTGCATCATTTATCCAAAGTTCTAATTCAGCGACAACTGGCCAGCGTAAACCTGTTGTATCTTGAAGTGTAGCTTGAACTCTTTCAATTATACTTTGTACTGAGATGGTCATTTATTACCTCTAAGAATTTAGTATAGAGTCCCAAGCCGCTTCTCTCTCCTCACTTGGTACATTTCTGCCGACAGCAGCATTAACCGCTGCAGCTTTTGGGTAACCATCCGCTTTAAAATTTTTAGGATCACCTTCATCCATCATTTTTTCAAGCACAGTAACAAGAGCTGTTGTTTTATCTTGTGCTGGTTCTTCTACCTGTGTCGGAGTTACTGGTTGAACAACTAGTTTAGCTCCTTTAGCAAGAGCCGCCTCTGCTACTTCATCCCTTAACTCTTTTGGTTCATTTGCTTTTAAAATAGCTGTATGCCCTGAATTAGCGGCAACATGCATATCAATATTACTTACTACTAATAACATTTTTATTCCTTAAAAAGTGCCCCCTCTAAAAGAGGGGGCTAATATTGGAGTTCTATCCTATGTATGCAATTACTGTATAAGTACTTTGTGCAGTACCGGCATTACCAGTGCCCGGGCCAGTCTTGACATGAATGTCAATCGTAGTGTCCGTAGCAACTGAGAATGGGCCGGTTGCAAACAATGTATCGTCTTCGTCACCACTAAAAGTATTCTTTTTAGTGACAGTTGACTTTAAACCACCATCGAGAATGTCGTCAGATGTAGAAGCAACAACTAAATCAGCGTTGCCATAACCAACGTCATATCTGATGGCAGAACCATCGTCGCCAGCTGGTAGTGTAATTTCTACACCATACAGCCTTTCACCTGCTTTTAAAGGTACCATTTGAATTACGTCATTTACCACGACCGCAGCTGGTACTACAAAAGTACATTCGCGGACGTGCAAATAACCATTAGGGGCTGTAAAAGCTGCATTACTTTCAACGAGCCCAGATTTGTATAAAGTAGCCATATCAGATCACCTCTCGATTATTGGGCTGTGTCTAAGCAAATAACACCAAAGTCTTGAACGTCGGCATTACCACCAGCGTAGTCAGTGTGATATTTTGGTTTACGTAAGCCGAAGATCTTACCGATGCTGATACCGTGTTGGTTACCATAATCGAAAGTTTCTTCAACAACCTCGGGAGCACCGATGTCAGCCATAGCAAGAGCTTGTGCGCCGCAGAACAATGCGCGAGCACCGTCTACAGTACCTCCACCCCATTTATTGCCAGCTCCAGCACCACTTGTGTTATACACATGACGGAACTCGTGAATCATAATGCCATCAACCATTAGGCTTGAGTTACCTGCAAACAAGCTGTTGTTGGGCCCACGAACACCTGCGTTACGGACATTAGCTAAGAAATCAGAATCTAATTTCAAGTCAGCCATTTGTCTTGGAGTAACGAACATGTGGTACATTTCACCGTTAGCACCGCCTCTGATACCTCTGATGTAGTTATCTTTAGCATATGCTTTAAGATCTACAATTGCGTTATACGATAACTTATCTATAGCGGCTACGGAACTAGTGTCTCCAGCCAATAAACCGTTATAAGTAGTAGCATCAGTATTATCAACACGTAGGTGACGCCCATTAGTAGGGGTAGCAGCTGCAGCTTCAGCAGCAAACTCAAGGTCGGTTAAGTTTTGACCAGCACCAAGAACAGACCTTAGTGCACCGTTATTTTTGTAAGCGTAAGAAACACCTGACAAAGTTAAGAATGCAAGTTGGTCAATACGATCAGCCATTGCATAAGCAAGTGCATCACGAGATTGCTCACGGAAGTTTACAACAGTTTTTTGGTCGGTTAATCGGCCAGCTAAACGATTTGCAAAGCGCAATTGATCCAGCTCGATGCTGATATCATAGGCGCGTAACGCTTCTTCGTTGCCTTCGAGATCATGATCACCAACAACACCGTCGCCATTCATATCAGCAAGCAATGTAATGTTAGCTTTTGTGCCTTTTTGAGATTTAGTAAGTTCAGTAACACGCTGAACCATAGCGTTTGAGCCAGTTCCAGCAAATTGGTTAATGAACGACTGATTTCTTGCCACACGCCAGAAGTCGCGTGACCACATTTGTAGCTGATCAGCTGTCAGCGTACCAAAGTTAGTCTTCATGGTTTTTCTCCAAAAAATTGACGAATAAAATTAGTGGCAAACGCCACTGCTATTAGCCGACTTAATGGAGCGGCTAATCCGTTCCCCCGTATCGTGGAGCGACGAACTAGCGCTGATTAGCGAGGCGCGACCTCGGCCTTTTTTACGTCTTGGGTAGACGAGAACGTTTTTTACGTGATCGACACGACCATATATCGTAATGGTATACGAATGTTCATCCAATAGTAGTATAGGTAATAAGAAGATGCAACTTTTTATTTTCTATACTTTGCCGTTTTCTTAGCAATTCGTTTTGGCTGTTTACTAAACTGCTTTCCTGCTTTTGTATCTTTAGCTTTTTTACGATTAGTAGCTCGTTTCTCAGCAGGTGTTAAAGCCTCACGAGCTTTTTTAGGTAAATAACGAGACTTACCTTTTTTACCTGCGTAACCCCAATCTTGTTTAGACCACTTAGACAATTTATTAGAAGACTTTTTCTTACCTGAGTAAGTTCCTCCCATATCTTTGTAGTATTTAACAGCTAACTGCATAGCTCGGGCTGAGTGTTTGCCACCCATTTTTGCTTTTGCTCGTGCTTTTGCTCTAGCCCACTTAGCAGGATCGCGTTTAGTCGCTGTGCTCATGAATTAGTACCCTCTTTTAGAGGTCTTCTTCATCTTTTTAACTTTTTTTGCTTTCTTGCCTGTTTTTTTAGCAGCTTTAGCTGCGGCCATTTTGCCTTCTTTTGTATAAGGGAACTTTTTCTTTCCTACCATTGGCATAATATTTACCTCTAAGTTATTGATTTTGCTACCATTTTACGCGATTAGCCCAGTAAGCTGCTGACATTTTTCCTTTTGCTATGTTCCGTCCATGACGGGCCTTAAATGAAGCCCGCTTTTTCTTCATACGATCCGATTCACCCTTCTTGGGTTTACCTGCAGTTTTAGCTCCTTGCTCCCCAAACCGTATAGTTTTTACTCGATCACCTTCTTTAGCCACCACAACGTGTGACTTTTTAGGGTGATTAGGTGTCCTTTTAGGTTTGTTAAAGCCCGAAACACCTGCTCGGGCTAAACGTGGATCTTTTTTTGCTGGCATTAGACAATATCTCCTCTTAGCCTAGCTAAAGTTGCTGCAGGAAGAGCATCAAACTCATCCTCTGTCATACTTTCTACATTAATAGCCGAGTCACCATGATCAGCAGCGGACTCGCCGGGTAGTTCTGGGGGTTGTGCTGACGCAGCTTTCAATTTTTTGTTAACTTGAGCTCGTTTTTTAGCTACTTCATCAACTGGTGTTGGTGCTGTACCTAAAGAAGTAGTCTCTGCGTCTAACCCTTTATCTGCTACTACATATCTTACCGCTTTTCCTAATGCATCTACAACATTTGCACCATTTGCAATGAAAGCATTTCGTAATTCAACTACTTCATTGGTTAATGCTTCATCAAACTGGTCAGAATCTTTACTAAACATCGGGTAAGCCTCTTCCATTGCAGCGGCTGCTTGTTGCAATGCGTTGAACTCCCTATCTTGTTGCACTGTTTGAGTCATTTCTTCTTTTAACTCATATGCAACTTGTGCTCTTTCAGCAGCTCGTATCTCTCTTCGTAAAGCTGCGGCTTTTTCGGCTTCACCATCGAGTACAAATTCTTGATATTCGAGTTCTTTTTTATCAAAATCGTATTCTTCAGGTGCTTTTTGTTTCTCCTTAACTGCAGCGTTTGCTGCGCGCGCTTCGTCGAGCTGTTTTTGCAAAGCTTTTTGTTTAGCTAATACCTCATCTAGTCTAGATTTTGGTACCATTGGTTTTGAAGCTTTTTCTTGTTTGGGAGGCTCTTCTGTTTCCGGTACATCTTCAGCTAAAGCCGATTTTTCTTCTTGCGGCTCTTCTTCCGCAGCCTCTTCGGGCGTTTCTTCTTCGGTTTCTTCAACTTCAGCGGTAACTTCTTCTTGTTCAGACTCAGCCACCTCTTCTTCTGGGGTTTCTTCTGGCTCTGGCGTAGGGACATCGGCAAAAGACATGTCTAACGATGGTAAATTATCATCTTCCATCTTCTCAGCGCCGGGCATAACATCCATTTCGATGACATCCGCGTCTAATTCTTTCTTATCTTCACTCATAGATTACTCCTGTTCTGGCTGTGGTGGTTGGGGGGTTCCTTTATCCGAATATTGCATAGCAGCAGTAGCAATTTTAGCTGCTTGTGACTGTTGTCCCTGCAATTGACGAAGTTGGTTACTAGCTGCAGACAATTCTCTTCGTAAATCAAGCTGATCTTGGTTCATTTTAGCTTTATTTTGCATGTCTACAACTTTAAGTTGTGGTTCTAATCCTTGTTGTTGTGCTTTAGCAGCATTTAACTCTGCTTCAGACTGCAGTTTCATAACTTCGGCCTGCATTTTTTGCAATTCTAGCTGTATTTGCTGCATTTGTATCTGCTGTTGTGCTTGTAATACTGCTGCTTGCTCTTCTGAAGGAGGTTCTTGGCCAGTCATAGTACGTATACGTTTAGCTAACTCTTCTTTTTTAGCTAAATGGCTATATTCAACAACCGCATCATCAGGAATCGCAACACCTGCAGAGCGTAAACTAATTGCTTCTGCAAACTGTACTTCATCAAACGAGTCTCTGGCTGGTGCAGAACCTATAATTACATCATATTCACCCACAGTTAGATCATTAACTAGGTCACCTTGTGGTGTTACATCATTAATTATAATAGTTTCTCTAAGCTGAAGTGGATCATTATCGTTTGTAATTTGTATTACACGTCTTTCTGAGTAAAAAACTTGTACCACTTCTAATATTTTTTCGGCTAAGTACTGTCGTGTTTTACGTAAATTATCTAAAGGCACTTGTATCATGACAGCGCCGCGGTTTTGTTTAGCCTGTATGGCTACACCAGATACTTCTGCACTATCTGAACCTAACATACTGTCATTAACACCCGATATAGTTTTAATATTTTGGGCGGCTTTTTGACTAATTCTATCTAGACCAGTTGGTATTTGATTTGCCCCTATTTTAACTGGGGGTGTTGTACCACGAGCATACTCAAGCACTAGGCCTGTTTCTGCACCGTGCTCTTCCAAATCGTCGGATGTCATACCAACAAGTGAACCTGACTCTACCATCCAACCACTGTTAGCTGTGGTGTTAACAATATGCAACTCTTGTGAAGCAATCTTGTTAAGCTGCTCTTGTGGTGATAATAAATTACGGACTACGCCAAAAGGACGGCCACGTCGGAAGTAACAGAAGAACGGAACAATAGTAAACTCTTTGTATGGTGACCAAGCATCATGCAGCACAACCTTGTCGCATGTTACTGTCCATCTTACTTTCTTAACCATTTTTTCCATCAAAGTTAAGCCATACTCTTTGGCAAACTTTTTACATTTAGTTTCACTCCACGCTTCAGGAGCGTTTCGTTTATCTCCTGTTTCAGGATCAATAAAGCATTTTACTCGGCCTATTTTTTTGTACTGGCGCTCTATAACACGTAGGGCTTTTACATTCCTATATCCGTCATCATCAGGATGCCCTGCGCCAAAGAAATCATCATGTTCGTCAGTATCTCCGAATCGTGTTTCGTGATACTCGATAGAATCTGATCCATAGCTATTACCATTCTCGGCTATAAAGCGCAGCTTGTCCGCCTGCTTCTTACCATACATTTCTTCTATTTCATCTAGTGTCATCCATTTTGTTTCAAACACTTCATTCCATGTTTTTGGATCTGCATTTTTTGCATCAGGGTCTATAAGAATATCTAGTGGGTCTTTTGCAGTAATTCTAACTTCGCCCTCTATGTGGTCACTAAAATCAACACGTACATCAAAATACCCACGGCCATCCATAATTAAGCCATCTGAAAATACTTGTTGCTCTAACCAGTCCAACTTATTATTGTCGGCTATCTGCATATATAGTTTAGTTAAAACTTCAGCAGTTTCATTATTAGTATTACGGCGGGGTTTAAATTTAACATCTGCGCGGCGATTAGATTGTTCGCCTAGTATAGTATTTATGGTTGGTAAAATTGTGTTAATTGTTAGCGCGGGTCTACCTGCTGAATCAAGTTCTGCGACATCCATCTCATCCCATTGTTCGCCTTGATAATAAGCGTCGCATTTGCGGGCCATCTCTATGTAGTCTAAATGCCCATTATCTCGAGCACGTTCATATCGATAGAACTGAGTTGAAGATATTTCTTCTTCTTTAGCTGGGCTTAACTTAGGAGATGGGGCAACTTTTTTCATCATGATTATGCGCTCATTGCAGATTTACTGCGTTTTGTATTTAGTAGACTTGGCAATTTATCTCTCCAAGATGGAATATGTACTGTAGGTTCTACGTATGTACTAAACTCAGTCATCATAAGACCTATCCACGCTAATGCATCGACTTGGTCATCGTGAACCCCGTTTGGAAACCGTAGTAACTCAGCTACTAACGGCCCCGTGTTTAAATCGTCGCTAGGCAAAAACACCATACCCTGCTGCATACGACCTTGGATTGCTCGCGCCCGTGCTTCTTTATCTCTCCTTCCTGTTTTTAAATCTTTAAAATATGCTTCATACAGCCCCCGTTCCCGCACTCGTTTTTCGAGCAGCGGCCCAAGGGCCATTTCTATGTGTCCTTTTTCTATACCTATTATTGATGGTTTCCAAGTTTCATATAGATCTAATATTTGTTCTACGATCTCAAAACCATCAAATCTACCTCTTACTATATCACATACATATAAACAGTCATCTTCGTCAACGCCGACAACCATCCCAACAGTATAGTCATTTCTGTCATTCTTACCAATCGCCAAGTCCCACGCTGCGTAGAACTTCATACGATCATAATCAATATCGTCTCGCTGATAATATTGAATCATGTCACGAGTAAAATAATCGCCATCGTCCGCTACCGGATTCTGTTGATACAGCGCCGACCAATCCCGGGGGCCAACGGCCTTTTCAATCTTCTTCAACGCGGCAGCGTCGTAACGCTCCGGGTGCAGCGCGTCGCCGACGCCGCGAAATTCTTCCTCTTCTTCTGCAATGGCTGGATAACGTACAACTTCCCAATCATCTCCACCCTCTTTGCCCTGCTTTAAGAGCCGACCAGCCAAATCATCATCATGCCAACGAGTGAGAATAACAAGCACACCACCCCCGGGAGCAAGACGTGTGTAAGCAGTTGATGTATACCAATCCCAGTTACTGTCACGGTTGTTTTGGCTCTCCGCATCCTCCCTATTCTTAACTGGGTCATCGATTAATAAAATATGGGCCCCTTTACCCGTAATACCACCGCCAACACCGGCTGCTACATACCCGCCGCCATCTGTTGTTAGCCATGCTTCTGCTGATTGTGATGTTGGATCAAGACGCGACTTAAACGCAGCCTTGTATCCGTCTTCTCTTAACAAACCCCTTACTTTTCGACTGAACGCCATAGCAAGAGATCCTGAATATGAACAACTTATAAACTCGTGGTCTGGGTTGCGCCCTAAGTGCCATGCGGGGAATGCAACACTAGCCAGCGTACTTTTGCCGTGACGTGGTGGCATAAACAACATTAATCGGGGCGATTTTTTGTCCACCACATCACGAGAAAATTTTTCCAATCTTTGACAAATGTCTTTATGCACCCATCCTGCGTGGTAGTCTGGGTTAAATCTTTCAACGAATGGGAGCAATCGTTTACGTGTAAGGAATCTGAGCGCAAGTTCAGCCTTTGCTTTCTCCTCAACTGATGTCTCAGCTGATTCTTGTTTTTCTGCTTTTTGTGGTTCGGGGCCATTTTCTTGTATGTCTGCCTTACAATAAACACACAACTTGTCTTCCCCGGCAAACAATGTTTCCGAATGCAAATTCTTACACCGGATACATTCAATCTTGTTCATTAACTGTACTCTTAGGCTCTAGATAGTCTATATTCTTACCTGCTATCTTAAGTAACTCTTCGTCACTCATTCTTTCGAGTTGTTTTGTACCATTAATATTTATATTTACTTGCGTCGCGTTGTCAGGTGCAGCCAAACCGTGCAGCTTTACTAGTGAGTCGGTTGTATTCTTCATTTCTGTAGCATTTGCGGAAGCTGAATAAGCTTCCATATACATTGTGTGCGCGTTTTGTATATCAAACTTTACGGTTTCACGCATTTCTTCCCTGTACCACTGCAATGCTTTTTGCACTGCGGGTACTTTGTGCGCTTCGTAAGCAGAATTAGGGGTCGCGTACCCCGCACCGCGGCCAGCTGCCGCGATTGACATGCCGCTTGTAATTAAAAGTACAAATTTTTCTTGTTGCATGGTCAACGAACCATGCTGAAGTCCCATGTAGGGCATCAGTGATTGGAATTCTGTATGTTCGTCAACCTCAGTGCAAGGTTGTTCCTGTTGGTTTATCGACCTGATAAGCAGAATCCTCTCTTGTAAATACAAACATAGGCGCGCGCGGAGTATCGCTAGTCGCTAAATACTCTACGTGCCCCTCGGCTTCTTCTATGTCATAGCCAGAATTAACTAAAATGTTAACAGCAGCTCGATAATCGTACACGATTACCTCTTCGTGCTCCTTGTACCCCGTTCCGATGATCGCGGCATCAAGACCTTCAATCATAATAACTTTTAGTTCTAAGTCTGACATGTGGATATTAGCCCAGAAATATGTTAGTCACAAGAGGAATCATGGATATTTTTAATCCACCAATAAAACATATCTTCAGAAAGTGTATGTTTTATCATATTTACTCTATACGCTACCAATTGTACGTTGTTTTTTGTGTATCCGCCATTAGGATCTATACGATCGATTGATGCGTTAAATTCTTTGTTTCCATCTCCATCTTTGTGATGAGTTAAAAAAACACCCGACAGGGCGCATTTACCTTTTTGTTCTTTCCAAAGTTCTTCTAAGTCTTCTATGGTTAATTTATATTCTATTTTTTGTACTTTACCGCGGTGATGTCTTGATTGGTGTATGAGGTTAGCTAGATAAGAAGATGAGGAGCTACTATGTCGGCGCCGTTTTCGCAGCTCCAAACATTCGTTACATGTTTTTATTATGCGCTTCCCTTCTCTTCGAAAGGAGTCGTCTGGTTTTGCTAGTCCACACTTAACGCAGGTTCTAGTTTCAGGCATTGATGGAGTATACACGCTAGAAAAAATTTTGCAGAAAAAAATTTGAAAATGTACTTTATATCACTGAGACATTATCTCCCCCTTCCTGCACCTTGCCCTCCCTATTCCGGATTCTCGCCATTTGGAACCTTGTCTTGTATACCCTACATGAACCTAGTCTGGGACTCCAAGGTCGGCTCCTCCGTCCCCTCCCGTCGGGTAGCTTTAGTGTTACATTCATTAGTTTATTATTTAATCAATCAAGGAGATACATCATGACTATGCATAAAATCACTAACGTTTCAACTGGTAAGAACATCACTTCTAACAACATGGTTGCCATCTACGCGACTACTGCCAACGGTCAAGTCTTTTGCTTCGATGACTTATGTCCTATTGCCAAGGCACCTGCCTTCGTGGAGAAAGTGTCTGGCTACGGAGTAATCAATACCAGCTGTTGGACTAAAGTTCGCAACGCTAACGGAACACGACCCAAGGCTCTCGGTTCACGCCCCGCTAAAGCGGTTCGTGCCCCTCAGCCTCAGGTCGCCAAACCAACTATTACGCCACAAGAGGAGATCGCAAAACTAAAAAAGCAAGTAACCGCGATCACCATCCGAGCACGGAAAGCCGAAGCACAACTTTACGCTATCAAGAACCGTGCCGTGGCGTAAGAACTCTGACCCGTCGCTACATCAGGGCGGGTTACTCACCCTCTGAAGCAAGATACAAAGCAAATTTTGATTATCATTTTAAATAGGAGAACTATCATGAG